TTCGGTTCCTGTCCTCTCTCCGAGGGCATCGAGCACGTTGCCGCGAGCATATCGCAGCATCTTCTTCCGAGCCGCGTCGTTAACCGTGTTGTGTATGGCTACAAAAACGGCCACGAGGGCCTCGCCGTATATTCTCCGCTCGTCTCCCGGGTACAGAGGTTCGCCGACGCCTTCTTCCAGCGCGGTTATGATCGCTGTGTATATTGTTCCGGCATCTGTCTCGACGAACTCGAGATCGCTGCCGTTTAGAATGTCCTCGTTCAATGCTTCCACCTCCTTCACTGGTTTTCTATGTCGACATCGATCCGGAAGCTGCCGGCCTCGGCGGCCGGCGCGGTGATGTCGAAGTCTTTGAAGTTGGCCCGGGGCTCGTAGGTTTCGAGCAGGAACTCGATCTCTGCGCGCAGCGCGCCATTGGCGGCCTCTGCGGGCATATCAACGATGGCAGGGGATATTCCCTTTATTCGCTCATATGGCACCTCTCCCCGGGTGGTTAGTATTAAGTTTTGCACGCACTGTTGTGGCGTGCCGTTGCCTTTCGCTTTCATTGGATCACCTCGCTCACTTGTTCAGTTGCGCGTTCTGCGGCTTCTTTGTCGCCTTATCGGACGTTGAGGCTCCGACCGATGCAGCCGACGCCTTTATTCCGAGCTCCGAGTACGTGGCCACGGCAGGGGTGGTCTTTTTCGCCGCTGCGTTACTGCCTCCGGCGCTGCTGGTGGTCGTGCTTTTCTTGGCCGAGGCCTCGGCTGCGTCCTCTGTTAGGCTGATCGCTATGGTTCCTTGCAGTATGCGGCCGAAGTCGTCGATGGTGGTGTTGTCCAGACTCACGGCCGTGAGCATCACGCTTGCCGGGCCGAAGCGCCGGCCCGCAAGGTAAAAGGGAGCCGCTTCACCCAGCAGGGAGATCCACGACTCGTACTCGCTGCGAACGTCGACGCCGGCAGCGGAGCCGAGCGTAAAGTCGAACGATAGGTTCTGCAGATCCAGCGCCTTGACCTTGGTCGGAGGTGATCCGGCCGCGTCGCTGTTGTTGGAGGTCTGGATCTTCGCCGATGCGCTCACCTTGTTCAGGGAGGCTATGCGCTTAGTCGAGACCTCCCAGCTCTTGCCGTTCCATTGGGCCATTATAGCCATGCTTGCCCACCTCCTTATTTGGGCGGCTGCGTCGTTCCGCTGCCCGACTCTATGCCGCCATGCGTATGGTTGTTGTAGCTGTTTACCGACGCCGTGTTGATGTCGCCGGCGGGGAGTGTCAGGTCTCCCGCGATTGTGACGTTGCCGGGAATAATGCCTCCCCAGTCTCCGTCCATGCGTGTCAATATGACGCCAGTGGCGTCCTCGAATAACGCAAAGGCCACCTCGACGCCGGGGGAAAGGTTCCCCATGTCGCCGCGCAGCCACCACGGGATCGTCAGGGGGCGGGTTACAGCCCCGTCTGCTGTGCCCGGCAGTATGCGGGCTTTGGTCTTGTTCCCGTTTCTGTCGATCTCTCCCTCGATGGAGGAGATCGTGCCTTTTTGGATCATTTGGTTTGTGGTTGGCATCAATATCCCTCCAGTGGTCGTCTAAAATATAGTTTACTGCGGCCCTTCACGTAGTCGTGCCGGATCCTCGACACGAAGGCCGGCCCATCCCACGACTGTGCGTCCTGAGTCTGAAGCTCGGCCACGCTGCCTGCTGCAAAGTCGGGCATGATGGATGTCCACAGGGTGCCGGTGGCCGCGTGTTTGTTTGCGTCGCGCAGTAGCGCCCGGGCGAAGCGGTCAGCCTCCTCTTGGCTGGTCATCTGTATAGGGATGACCTTGCGGAGGATCTTGGCCCCGCCACCGGGTGCTGAGAATGTGCCCGTCATTCGTCCGTTGATGATCTCGGCCGCTCCGTATGCGATCACCTCATCGTCTCGGTATTCAAACTCACTCGCCGGCGTGATGTTGATGGTCTTGGCCGGCTGTTGCTGCTCAAGGGTAGCCTCGTCGTATATGACGAGTTTGCCGTCGTACACTAAAAAAGCGACGCCCTCAAGGGTGCAGCGCTGCTGAAGGAACGCAAAGTCGGGCAGATTGTTTTGGCTGACGTACTCGTAAAGTTGATCGCTGACGCCATACTGCTCGAAGCCGAGCCCGTGCCTTTCGGCTATCTCTTGCCCGAGCTGAAGGAGCCGGATCTTTTCCCACGATTTGTTCCGCTTGTCTTTTGCCGACTGCGGAACGGAGAAGGCCCGGAGAGTGATCAAGCCACTCTCCGGCACTATGCTCTCGATGTGCATTTTGCCGCTCTTGGCGGCCCCGCTCTCGATGGCGACGGTGTCGCCCGCCTTGGGCTGCCAGACATCCCACAGGCTGCGGGTGTCGTTGAGCCTAAGCAGCAGCTCGTCGCTTTGCTTTTCCCCGTACATGTCGTGGAAGCACTGGTTGACGCTGATCTCCGGGTAAATGTCGACGCCTTCGTAAATGATCTTCATCATGTTCATCGCCTCCACGGTGGAAGCGTATCCGGTGTTGTCGCAGCGTCCACGATTGGGATCTGCACCAGCTCGCCCCCTTCAAAAATAAGCACATCGCTGAGGTCGGGGTTGGCCTTGATGATGGTCGCAGCCATGCGCTCCTCGTTATATGCAGACAGGGCGATGGTGTCGAATGTGTCGCCGCTTTGCGCAATGTAATCAATAAAGCCGACTATCCGCTGTGACATAAGCGCCCCCCTCTCTTTTCGCGAGTGCTTCGAGCACGAAGTCGATGAACTCCGGCTCCAGTTGCTTGAGTCTCCGGATCAGCTCGTCCTCGTCCTCGATGTTGCCTTTGACTTCGATCTGTGGCGAGAAGGAGAGCCCGGTCAGGTCGTATACGACGGATGTGCCTCCGCTGCCGCTCAGCAGCCCCGAGCTGCCCGAGTCGCTCGCGCCGAGCATTTGCCCGGCCCGCGCCCAGTAGTCGAGGTTCTGGCTTCGGTATGCGGGGTTGAAGCTAATGACGGCCTCGGTCGGGTACCTTGGATCCTCGCCGGCAATAGATGGCCCGGCAGTGAAGCCGCCGGTTGCATATCCCTTGGGGGCCTTGGCGTCGCCAGTAAATAGCCCCACTACCCAGCTCAGCCCATCAGCTACCCAGCCGACCACCTTCGCGATCCATCCCACTATCGTGGCCAGCACGTCCGCGATCGGCCCCAAAAGGCCGAGGATCGGCTGTAAGATCGGAATAATGGCGCCGAGAATAGATAGGATCGGCGGGAGCAGGGCCTGAACGAGCTGGATCAGCGCCGGCATCAGGGGCATGACTACGTCTTGCACCACTTGGAGCAGCACCTTCAGGAGCGGCGTTATCAGCGGCAGAAGCGCCGCGAACATTTCGGCCAGCATCGGCAGCACCATGTTGGCGATCTGCACGATCATCGGGAGTATTGTCATAAGCAGCTCAGCGATCGGCGGGAGTATTGCCTGCACGATCTGCATGAGCGGCGGGAGTAGAGCCTTGGCCAGCTCGAGCATAGGTGGCAAGAGCTGAGACACGAGCGTGGACAGCACCGGCAGGAGGTCGTCCGCAAGATCTGAGATCAGGGGTAGGACGTCCTCGAGCGCGTCGGCCGCGCCCATCAGGAACTCCTCGACGAACGGCATCGCCGCGTCGACCGCTCTGGTAATAACCGGCACGATCTTCTCCATGAGTTTCTGGAGCACCGGCATGAACTTGTTGAGCCCGTCGAACACGGTGTTGGCCATTGGCTTCAGGGCCACTTGTAGCCCTTGCTTCATCACTTGAAGCCGCTCCGCGAAGTCGTAGGTGTCGTCGGCGGCGCCGGCTATGGTCTCGCCGTTGGCCATGAGCTCGGCCGTCAGGTCTCCGACTGCCAGTGTTCCGTCTCGGATGGCCGAGGCCATCGTTGAGCCTGCTCTGGCGCCGAATACTTCGGCGGCAATGGCCGTAGCCTCTGCGGCCGTGCCGGCGTTCTTGATCTGCTCGTAGTACATGGCCATGCCATCGCTGGCGCTTATCCCTTCCTTTGCGAGAGACGTGACGCTTTTCTTCATGGCGCCGAGCACTTCCTCGGTATTGACGCCCGCCTTTTCCATCTGGCCCATAAGGGCGGCCGCCGTCTCGAACGAATAGCCCATGTCTTGGAGTTGTGGGCCGAACTTTTGCATGTTGCTCATCAGGTCGGTAAAGCCCATGCCTGTGCTCTGGCTCGCTTTGAAGATGTAGTCCATCGCGCCGCCCATGTCGTCGGCATTAATGTTCCACTGCTGGAATGCGTGGCTCGACTCCTCGATGACA